CTCCCGCGGGCTTAAAGCCCAGTCACCCTTAAAAGGGCGGCTTCGTACCCTGCCTGATGTCGACGCGCAGGGGGCGTCCAGTACGCTCCAAGTGCTCGAGGTCAGCGCTAGCAACGCTGAGCACACTTATCGGGTGATCCTGCCATGAATATGGCCAGATTTCCGCTTCGCGTGCGAGGCACTTTAAGAGGGCTCCCTCGCCATCCAGGTTATCCTGGGGCAGAGGGGCCTTCACGTAGTAGCCCTTGACTAAGGGGCTGTGAAGGTGGGGATGCAGGCGCTCGAATTCGTATCCGAGCGCCGACTCCCGGCCCAATATGGACGAGGTTGGGGCTACATTTGGGAATCTCCCTTTCAGGAGCTTCCTGATGTAGTTATCCAACCATGCCGCAGTTTGCCACAGCCCGGCCCAGTAACACTGGTTCCGGAGTGCGACTGCGGATATCGTCTCATTAGCGTACTGCTGTGTGGGAGGTAGGATTCGACGGACACGGACAATTGACACGTCCTCACCGTCGTAATACTCCCTACCGCAAGACTCCCTGAACCTTCCGGTCCAGAAGCTCTTGCTGACGTTCACAACATGTCCGAAGACAGTGAGCTCGTCACACACAGACAGCACGTTGTCTGCGGGGACAATTAAGTCATCCCCGAAGACGCGCACCCGACCCACGTACCCCTTGATGAGGTCGTGGGTCAGTGGGCTACTTAGCTCTCGCTCAATCCCTAAGAAGACAACGGTCAAGAAGACCATCATCTCCACGGGAAAGGTGAGAGCTGAACCCATAGACGCATACTTGGCCAACGGTATGACACCGTGACCTTGTACATCAGCCTTCGTCGTCCTGCAAGCTTGGACAGCCTCTGACAAAAGAGGATAGTCCTCGAACAGGGCGAGTACATGCTGATTCGAAACACGGTCGGAGGCCTCACTCAAATCGAGTGTGGCAAGGTCCCCGCTGAGGGAGCCTTCACGACAAAGAACCCGATTGGGTTCCTGATCGTCCGTTCCGATCATGCTGTAGAGGATGTCATCCTCTTTAACAGCAGTCACGAATGACCGCAAGAGGGCCTGCTGCGCATATTGCATCGCAGTTGGCTCAATCGCAATTATTCGTGGTGTTTTGAGCGTTTTAGGTACGGTGATGACCCTCACGGGCATCTCCGCATCGGGTTCGAGGATGTCAAGCTCCTCACGTAATTGAGAAACCCTATCGGGTTTCTCGTTCGTGATGAGGAACTCCTCAGCAGGCATTACCTGCTGAAGACGAGCGGTCCAGCTCCGCTGATTCCACTTTCCATTACTGGAAAGCCGATCAGCGACAGCGCCCGGACCGTGCTTAGGGATCAACCTGCCCCATTGGACATCTCTGTCCATAACGGCAAACAGATCACCGAAAAGCAACGCGGAGACGCGTTTAAAAGCCTCCAGATAAAGAGGATCCAAGCGTGCATCTGCGTCCTTGACATCCTGCTCACACTGAACAAAGCCAGCCATCGCTCGCTCCTCCCGCTCAGGTGTTACCACCCGAGTTCTGGCGCCTTTCGGCCCAGGGGGGAGAGCGATCTTACCGAACATCAGCGTTAGCTGACGTAAGGCATAGATTGCCTCGATGTCTGGTTTGTCCAGAAGTATGCCACTACCAGGTTCGAACACACGGTCAAGGAACCCTCCGAGGAATCGGGGGCGACCACTCCTACGGTCCCATTTGAATTTGGGAGCGTCGGACTGAGGACCGACAAAACCTTGGTCAATCCACCTTTCGATGGATTTTCCAAAGTCAGCCAGGGTTACGGCTAAAAACCATAACCCCTCGTGTTCGAACCGACCCGTGACAGTTGTTATGTCACGGGTGGCGCTAGTGCAACATCGCACGGCAAGTTCTTGTGCCGTGCAGGACCAGAGTGACGTCAGGCTTTTCATCCCGCCTCCTTTTCATAGGGGGGTAGGGAATCCTTAGCCCTGTCGTCTGACTCAGTAGTGCTAGACCCCAGTTCACATGGTTTCGAGCCCCTTCATCAGGGACTCGGTGAACCGGAACTGGTCCAGGAGCGACTGCATCTGCTCGTCCTTCGTTTCGAAGGCGAACAGGCTGCAGTTCATCTCCTGGCACAACCGCGAGATCAAGGGCGTGTAGCCCGAGATCAACGAGGCGGCCTTGTGGTCCTCCACCAAGTCCAAGAAGGACAGGTGGTGGTTCCTCAGGCTCTCGTCCCACGTCCGGCCCATCGCGCACACTTCGTACGCGAGGTCGAACGTGATATCGCTCTGGGTCAGCAGGATCTTCGGACGGTGATTCATATTCACTGCTCCTTGGACCTTGTTGGCCCGATTGTGAGGAATAGTAACTACAGAGTACTGCCCAGCTAAGAATCAGGCAGTCGCTCGTCCTCCATTACCTTCTGAACACGCTGAATAGCGTCAAGAAGGTTTTGGACTGCGAGATGTTCCGCCTGGGTCGGTTTGTCAGCCGGCCACACAACCACGTTCAACATCGGCCTGTGACCCCTTGCGGGATCATCAGAACCGGCGAAGTACGTGGTGTGCATTCTTAACCGATTCGCTCTCTCATCTAGGGGCAATATTTCTCCCCTACAATGAGAGCATCACCTGCCAGGTAGAGCGCATCAACCAACACCACGGTCACCACAACCAGCTTTCTGCTGGCGAAGGACCGCGAATGTAGGTCAGTGCGCCTGCGCCCGAACGAATTTCGATCGGGAGCATGAGGCTGAGAGAACCGCCGGCCACCACGGCCGTTAGTTCTTCCAGCCATCCACTAGCATCGCCTTCGACGCCAAGCTGAACTGGTTAGGCATAGTATGCCTTCCCACACTCGAGGAACGGGTCGTTGGTCCCAATGGGACCTAGGACTCGCCGCCGTGCAGCTTGACGATGTTGGCGTTTGAGGTTGCCGTAAGCAGGGTGTTGAATCCTGCCCAAACGGCGATCAGCTCCGCGGCCGTGTGGCCGTTCCGAGCGTGGTCACAGACCACATACCACGAGGCGGAAACCTCGCGGTTCTCGGACGGCCGGAACGGATCCGGGGCGACCTTGCTGGTGTCGAGCCTGAACATCCGGCGGATTCGCTCAGTTTTGTACTGATGCGACGCTTCCACACGGATCAGGCCGTCACCCGACTGGTACTCGCTCTTGTCGTCCCCCACGCTAATGCGCGGGAGCGACGTGGCGACCCCAGAGATGGTGACGGACAGAGGATCGGCGAACGACATGGGCATCACTCCTAGGAGCGGGTTAGGCTCCCATAGCGGTTGTTAAACGACGTCGTACAAATTAACTACGACGACCCTTGGTTAGACCAAGAGCAATCGCAATGGCGATCTGGCGAGGGCTTAGGCCCTCCCACGTCACGCCAAACCCAAAGGGGTTGGCCTGTCGGCGGACCTTCGTTTCAGAAACGAGGGTTACCGCTTGAGGCACTACAGGGGTTTCCAAACCGGTATCCCCGTAGTAAGTATAGGTGTCACGGATCAGGGAATGTTCCATGATATACCCATACTTCATTACCATGCCATCGGTGGCCCAGTCGGAAACGTTCGAAAGAACGTCCCCGATATTGGAAAACCAATCGACAGCCCAGCTCCAGGGAGACAAGTTCCAGACAGTACTGGGCGTAAGCTCAGCACCGTACAGGATACTTGCTCTTGCAGCGTATCGCGCAACCTGATTCCGGGAGTAATATCCCCGGGGCAGGTTGTACACGAACGCTCCTGAGAACCATCTGCGCTTGTACGTTGTACGCGTGCGGATGAGATCTCCCTTGGGAACAGCCCCATCACGATTGAAGATCGAGGAAATGATCGCCATATAGGGCGATGCACTTCCCGAGATCAACGTCGTGGTTGTGGTGTTCCTTTCCGGTGCGAAACGAAACTGCCGTCTGACCATCCTCCCAGCGTCCCGCTCGTACTGATTTAGAATTTCATCAGAACGAGTAACTGCGAGACCAAAGTCTCCCAGTTCGCTGAGAAGTGGTCGCCACCCAAATTCCGCGTTCAGATACTCCGATCCGGCTCTACGAGCCCGATCGGTCTGATCACGGATACGTTCCCACGTTTGTTTCGTGGGAACAGTGGGCAAACCTTGGTGGATTAACTCCCCAAGTGCGACCGACAGGTCGGCGACAGAGTTGGTGGGCTTACAACGAGCGACAGCCGTCGCTCCCAAACTGTCCAGAGTGTGATTAGCACTCTGGGAGTAAGGGGGCAAAGGTGCGTTCGTCGCGCTACAAGCAAGGACCGGTCCCCAGTATCTGGCGAACGATTCCAAGCTCGTAGTGCTTGCCGTACCCGAAAGCATTACACTCTTGACATCAGTCTCGAGCCAACGCTTCTGGGTTCGGAAATTGCCACCAACGTCCCCGGATTGGGCTTTTGCCCATCCGGGGTGACTTTCGGATTCAGTGATCTGAATCCCCTTCCATAGGCGGTGCAATGAGGAGGCGTTCCACGCCACGTTTGATCTCGTCGTAACAGACGGACCAGATTTGGGTGTGTCCACCTTCTCAAAGCGGGCATCCGGTCCCTTAGCGGGAATCGGACGCTGTTTTACCGTACTACGGATAGGCACCAGAGCTCCTTTGAGTTTCCTAGGGTACTCCCTAGGATCAGAGTCAACACTCTATGCACTGCTAAAGAGCATAGACTC